AACGCTTCACGTTTAAGGTCTGCTAATTTATATTTTTTAGCCAACGCCACGGATGTAGGTAATTCTGGGGCACTAATTAATTGTCCTTTAACAACCATATCAATAATTTCGTCTTTCTTTAATTTATTAATTTCCTTGAAAGATAATTCAATTTTTTTCTCTTTTGATAATTCTTTCAGCATTTTTCTCAACTCATTCACCTTGAATGAATATTTTAATCTAAATGCCAAATCTTGTGACAAATCTAATGAACCACCAGTAGTCATTATTCCAGACATGTATAGTTTTGCTTCTTGTGTTGTCATTTTATCCTTACTATATATAGAAGACTTCTTTTTAAGTCCTTTTCCAGAGATATTATTATTGTTTTTAATATCTAATTTAGAGAGTACGTTTTTAATTTGGGCTTGGGGTTTATCATCTGCCTTATCATGTTGTTCTAAAAGTTTTACAATATCATTTGCTTCTTTATTAACTCTACCCAACGTGGAAGCAACACGGCTTTCCAATTTTTCATCTTTCTTAAAATGATTAAATAGTGCTTTTTTGATTTGATTTAATTTACCTGCTCCTTCCAACTTATCTTTGTAGGCAATAATTAATTCAACACCAGAATCATCTAACGGCTTGGTAATATAATGAGAGTACCCTTTGCGTTTAATAGTCAAAGGGTTAAGTTGTCTAAAACGCCAGAATTTCTTCTTCTCATCAACGCCCTTGTCTTTGTACTTGTTAGATAAAAGCCACTCTTTCGCATTCTCCAAAGAAAACATGGACTTGTCAAAAATAACAGATTGAACCAAATATGTCATATAAATATATGAGATATTTTATTTTATATTTTTACAATTAATTTTACAATTTATAATTGTTTCTAAATAATCTAATACATTTTATAAAATTATTAGAATAATCTTTTATATTTTACTCTTTGAAATATTGACTTGTAGAATTAACCTTCTTACTTCCTACTTTTCACTTTACATCTATATAAAGAATCTACCTAATTATATCTTACAGGAATAGCGTATCCAGAAGCCATGTTTGTACCACGTTTTGGCTGTTGGGGGATTGAGTACAACCCTGAACCAGTTGAACTGCTACTACTGCCATCAAAATAAGTTGGCTTACTTGCTCTTGGAACATATCTAAAATCTCCAAATGGATTATAACTACTTCCACGTGAAGAAGATGATGATGTATTTCCACGTGAGGATGAAGAACGTGAAGATGCTACGGATCTATCTCCTCTTAAAAATGAAGCCGTTGAAACACCTGTGTCATCGTCGCTGTCGCCTTCACTATCGCCTTCACTATCATCTTCATCACTACTATCTTCTTCTGTATAAGATGTTCCACTTGATCCAGAAAATATGGTTGCGTCTTCACCAGAATAAACGCTTGTAAAATCATCATCTCGTAAATAGCCTCGTCGTTTTAATTCAACTAACATCCTATATTCATCTGCTGTAAAATTACGGCGTTCTTCTCCTGTTGCTATATCTCTGGCTCGGTCAGGATTAACATTTCTACCTTCACGTATAGGAATTTGTACGTCTTTTAGATCCGCACCATATTCGTTGCGTTGTAATTTAAGTAGCATTTCCCTATTATCATCATTTGCTACTTCAAATATTTCTAATAATCCTTCTATTTGTGGGGGCGTTCCATCTTCTTCCTCATTAAATGCGTCAATCATTATAGAAAAAGCACGTTGAAGCCCTGTTCCCTCCTCTTCCCCTAAATCCCATTTTCCATATTTTCTATCTACTTCATCCATCAAAGAAAATATTTTTCCTATATCAACTGATGGATTTGCTGGATTACCTGTTTTTCTAATCATGTCCCCTAAACTACCAATCAAAATAGTTAATTGTCTTGCTAAATTTACCAATTTACCAATTGTAGCAATTAGATAACTTACTATATCGGCGGTAACATCCTGTTCTATTGTTTCAGTTAATGCTGTGGCTGTAATAATAGTTGAAATCTGTAATTCTAAATTGGCTATAATAGATTTATAAATACCTTTAATATCATCACCTATTTTACCTGACTTAATCGCTCTTTGTTCTTCTGTTTGGAAGCCTTCTTTTGCTTTCTTCATTACACGGCGTTTTGCTATATTTTCACCTGCTAAACTTGGAAATTGATATGAAGGAATACTCATTATATTATATAAATACAATATAATATAATTTTACAAATTAATCATTTAATATAATCCATGATCCTTAACATATTTACTTGCTTGGGGTAGATTCAATCCTTTTTCTTTCATTACTTTTTTAACAATAGCACCTCTGTCACCACTTTTTTTGGCTTTGGTAGCAACAGCACTTTTAGATTTCTTTGGTCTGCCACGTTTGCCTCCTTTTACGCCAGTATTTTTCTCACTTAATAATCTGTCAGCAACTACACGTCCAACAACACCAGAAACAACAGGTGGAACACCAAATTCAGTACCAACGGCTTCAAAAGCAACAGGTAGTAATTCTCTTCCTAAATGAACTCCAACTTCTTTGGCTACTGGGGCTACTTTATTCACCATGAAGGGTGTGTAATCTTCTCTAACAAATTTACCAACATCTTTTGTACTTTTTGTTAATGCTTTTTTCAAATTAAATTTTCCACCAGAAGATCCACCACGTCTTCCACGTTTTACAGGCTCGTCCGCAGGTAAAGACATTAGAACAGGTGTTCCGCCAACAACAGAAGCAATATTTCCTTCTGCTCCCATCCATTTTTGATTACCCATTACACCAGTAGCACTTGGATACACGTTACCACCTCTAACGCCTCTATCTACCTTTGGTTTGCGTCCAGCACCTTTTGGCTTTCTTCCACGTCCAGAATATGAAGGATGACTAAAACTTTCCTCGTAAGAAGGTGGGGCTGGTTCTCCACCTGATAGTGCGGTTCTAATGGCTTCTCTTAACATGTCTTTTGCTACCTTGACTCCCTCTTTTTTCAATTCTTTCGCAACAGGTACTAAAATTTCTTCGTATCCAAATTTAGCAACAGGTTTAACTACTTTGCCTACACTCTTAATGGCTTTGCCTAATGAAAATTTACCAGCACTTGGTGTAGCCATCGTTTCGGCAAAATTATAAGGGGTATTTCTATTATTTGTACCACTTTGTAAGTAGTCATGGCTAAAAGCCCCACCAACTAACATCCTATTTGGAAAATGGTCTGGTTGAATATTTGTGGCTACATATTGTGGGTTCATATCAACCCATTCGTCCATTTGTCTTAACCTTTCAGCAACATCTCTATTGACAGGTATATCCAACGTTAAGTTATACGGCATATTATATTATAATAAAATATTAAAAAATTACAATATAATTTTAAATTTATTGTTGGGCTTGACATATCCAAAATCTTATATCAGTTTGCGTATTTGCGTAGCAAATCCAGACACTACATGTCTGGGTGTCGTAATCCACGTTAGCAAATCCAGATATCATTCCTAAAAAGTTATAATCATTTGTTATTCCAAATACTATTACTGGATCAGTAATGCCTAAAACAGCCAAATCAGCAGTTGATGGTAGGTTATCAATTATCAACTCTTGAACGGCATTTTGGGCTATTAGTGTAGTGGAACTGAATACACCTTCGTAATAAGGAGGAATATCAGGTAAAGGATACGTAAATTGTTTTGCTAAAATTGTTTTCACACTCATATTATAATATTACTCTATAAAATAAATAATATAATATAATCTCTTAATTAAAGTGGAGCATTATTCTCATAGTAAAGATTAAATGTAACATATGTCCTGTGAGTACCAACTATATTAGCACTTGTTACTATCTGGTATTGATATTGAGTATTACCATTAATTAAACGGACAGCACTCACTCTTAAATCCGCTGGTGTATAGATCTCTTCATTAGTTATAGCAACAGAATAAAATAATATAGTTGAATTGGCTGGAAGGGCAGGAATATTTTGAGTTACTGACAAAGTTTGGCTTGGATTCATGACATTAGAAAATGTATTTGTAACACATCCACAATATTTTTGATAAGGCAATATTGTAGGATAGAATGGAGAACTCAAAGGATAAGCAGTTAAATTAGACCAACTCATTTTATATACTATAATAAAATATTTAAAATATGATAATGCTTCTAAATTAAGAGAAAACCACAAATTTAATAGTTACAACTTTATCAATACCAGATGAATTCCAAAGAGAAACTATAATATCCGTAGCAGGAGGGGTGTTAGCAACCCATGATGAAATTCCAAAAGGTAGGGCTAATGAGTAATCAACCCCATCTAATAATTGAAGACTGACAACCACTTTGTTAAGTGCTATATTAGTATCGGCGAGTGTAAAGTTTAAATTTAGAAATGTGGTATTTGCTGGAATAGTGATAGCCCCACTCGTAAAAGTTTTATATGGTTGTACTACTGGATTTGTTGGTGGAATCTGGAAAGGTAAAGTGTTAAATTGGGCTGGTATAGAATTCAAATAAAGTTGTTTTACTGACATATTATATTATTAATAAATATTTTATTATTAATAATATTTTCTAATTTGTTATTCCTTAATTACTTAAACGTATTTGTGAAGACGTGAAGTAAGGGGTTTTCGCCCACCACCAGAATGACCTGACGCCATCATTTCACTTGCGTCGCTTCGCACACCGCTTAAATGATGCTTGGAAAGCATAGGCATACGTCTAACGGCACTCAACATGGAGTGACCCATTTTACCACCAACCATACGTCTATACACGGCTTGTTCCACAGGGCGTACATCACGCTTTTCCTTGGCATCCAAAACCATTTGCTTGGTGAGAAGACCGGTGTAGATATTGGAAGAACCAGAAATAGTAGTAAAGACACCAGAGTTACAGCACACCACAACAATTTCAGGTTGAAGATTTGCCCCAGTATTATTTCTAACGTTAATGTTAAACTGGAATAGGTACTGACCGATAGAACCGGATGAAAGGTAATCAGCCAAAGACAAATTGAAAGCAGGGGCTAAAATCAAAAGAGATCCAGTAGTAGGAACAACAGCACCAGCCCCTGTACCAGCACCACTTGTTCCGTTAGCCAACCCACCAAACTCTAACCATGATTGAGTAGAGCCGTTAGCAACAGAAATACGCCAGAGATCGTGAGGAGTAGCACTCGCCAAAAGACCAGAAGCGTTGTTAAAGTTACACGAGATGCTGTTGATAGGTAAGAAGGAAGCACTATTTTTAATAGTTTGTTGGGACATGGGAACTCTCGCAAAAATCATGAAGTAATCAGGAATTTGATTCAACTGAATATTTTGACTGGAAATAGTAGCACTTGCCCCATTAACAATAGCAGGGTTATTAGTAGATAGAGATAAGTATCTGGGGAACTCTTGGTAAGGAAGAACGTTTCTTACTGGAATGAGGTCGCTTGGTTGAGTGGAAAGGAAATTGAATAACAATCTTGTACCAACAAAAGGCTCAACTTGTGAGGCAGGAACAGCCCCAGTAATAGCAGGGCAACCCAAAGAAACAATAGTAGTCCAGTTATTAGCAGTTGAGAATGCTCTCTTACAGGTGCTGTCAATATTAGCAACAAAATTCATAGTGTTAATTCCAGAAAAACCCATCATATTGTAGCAGGGATCACCAAAGATAATAGGGGAAAGGAAAAGAGGTTCAGTAAGAAGGGCAGTAACACAAACAACCCATCTCTCACCGGCAGCACCAGTAGCAACAACAGATTGATCTACGTAGTTAGCACCACCAGCCGTGGTGTATCTATACACACGTACAGAAGCAGGGAAAGCACCACGTGCTGTTTGATCCACATCATATGAAGAGGTGTTGTAGTTGGCTATTGGGGAATTTGTAGCACCAACACCATCAGCGTATCTTAAATAGGCTTGATCTGGAAGAGTGGGTGTCATGGAGTTAAATCTGTATAATTCACGGCTGTCATTAAGACGGAGTAAGGGGTCAATCACATCTTGAAGATTGATAGACACATTACAATTGTTAATAGTTGCTGTTAAAGTAGTCATCAATTTAGCCAAAGGGAATGCTTGGAAAGCATCAGTCAATCCGTAGTCAAAAGCAACTTGACCTGCGGTGACACCAGAAATTTGAAAATTAAGGGAGAGCACAGATTGGAGCAAAATTTCACGTGAGATTACAATACTCTCACTTGGGATTTGACAATTGAAAACCATGTTGGATGCTGTTGCTGTAATGGCTTGGTATTGCTGGTAGGTTACATTTGATCCGCCAGATTGAACGGCATATGTGAGTTCATCAGTTATTCCTAAACGGCTATCACGGATAAGACAGGTTCTAAAATCACTTGACATTTATATAATTAATAAATATAAAAAAATTTGTAGAATTTATATTTATTCTTTAATGCCCTAAATTAAATTAATGGGAAATTGAACCCTTCTTGGAAAACATGATTTTAATACTACACGCCCCACCAGAATTCAATTGAAGAGGATAGAATTCACCCAATTTGGATTTCCAAAAGACAGAAATGTCAATTTGACTAATGGGAGCATTTCCATACAAATCAATTAGCCTTAATTGTGTTGGAGTATAAAGTAGATTTGGTTTATAGATACCACCATCCGCTACAAAGTCACTAATGATTTGAGCGAAGTTGCTATTGTTACCATCATTAGCATATACGATTCCGCCATCAGCGTATATCAGGGGAGCACTCAATTGATTTGGTACAATAGGTAGGGTAGCACTTGTAAATACGATTGAACTGACAGGAGTCCATGAGGCGATAGTAGAATATTCTTGAAATATAGTTGTTGCTACATATTGGCTACCAACAGGAGCACTTGTGGGTAAATAAATGGTTTGAGCCCCATTAAAATTTCCAACCACCAATTGAAAATTTCTTCCTAAACTAACGTTGGTAGTTCCGTAATTTGTTCCAACAAAAGAAGGCATTAAATTTGCTAATGGTGAATTGAAGAATATTTTAATAGGATCGGCAACAGCACCAACAGGATATGTATCATAGAAGGCACTTTCAGCATATACGCCAGCACAATTGTTGTCAGTATTCCAGATAATAATAGGAGCATGAGCCGTTGCTATTGGAGCACCAACAGATGCTTGTAATTGACTAAAAGCATCATCCAAAGCCGTTTGGATCAACTGGATAAAATAAGTATAGTTAAAGCAATAATAGTATCCAGTTCCATTATCCTGTAACTTATTTGGGGTTTGATTAGGAGCACTCGGTAATTGAGTAAAGACACTTTGAGGAGACCATATTATATTTACTTGAAAAGCCGTGTTTTGATATTGAAGGGTGACTGAATACCCTGTCAAATTAATATTAGATTGGTTTGGTACAATCTCTGGAATGAATAATGGTAAGGTGTTGGTATCACAATTGAACCTAATGATGCTAAAATAATAGTCCCCTGAATTATTTACAAAAGCATTTTGACGTTGTTCCCTAAAATTGATAATGGGTGGAATTGTAGTTTGAGAGAGAACGTTTGCTATTGTAATATCGTAGTAGATCTTATCAACGTTATTATCACGCTTAAATAAAGAGAGTTGTGACATGCTATATAATTACTAAATATAATTTTAATTAGATTTTATATTAAAATTATAGTGGATTAGCCTTACATATATGAAAAGAAAGATGTAAATAGATATATTAATGTAAAAATCTAAATAAAAGAGTTAGATTTCTACAAAATACAATCAAATATAAGTATTTTAGATTTCTGTATGTAATAATTAATTAATTATTACATCTATATATCTATTATATATCTAATATGTAAAAATCTAAATGAAATATATTGATTATACGTGTAAAAATCTAATTTATTGATCTTCATCATCTTCTTCTTCATCCTCTTCTTGATTATCCCATTCAAAACAACCTTGACAATATAAGCCATCTTCCGTGTTATTGAATTCAGTCCATTCAAACGTTCTTTTCCAACAACTTTCACCAAAGTTACAACATTTATATACATCAACTCCCATCTCTTCTGCGTGACAATAATTACATTTGCCTTCATATAATTCGTCATCTATATTGCTTATCCATCCATCGCACTCACTACAACTTTTAGGTCTGCTCTCTTCTACAAAATAGTCATACCAAAATTTTTCAATCAATACCGCAGTTTTGCTCTTACCCAAATAAGAGTAAATAATATTGTTGATGTGAAATGGTAATACGTTTAACGCTTGTTGATTCATCTTATTATATATATAAGGATAATTGTCTTTAAGTTGTTTTAATATATATATTATTTAATATATATTAAAGAAAAGTAGGAAGTAAGAAGTCTTATTCTTCACGTCACTATTTCAAAGAGTAAATTATAATTATCTTTTTAGTTTGATTAAACATTTACTGGGTTTCTTATAGATGGTTTGTAAATGATGAACCGGAATATAATAATGATCTTTTTCATCACGTTTCAAATTGGCTCTGGAAAAGGGCTTCTTCTCAAAAGTATTAAATAATTCTTCGTCATATTGAATCCAACTGATCTCATCCGTAAAATTAAATATAAATATGATTGCCTTGTTTGTTTCTGTTACCTTATTACACGTCATCAACGTTGTTTTGTAAGAGTTTCTATCAACGTCAAATCTGGTCTTGACTTCAAATACAGCATCATCACATTCGTAATCATACTTGTCATTATCATCTAAATTTTCTATTAGATCACCGGTCAAATCATATTCACTAAAATACTTTTTAACAATTGGAAAAATTTCGTGTTGGGCTTTTGTCCCTTTTTCAAAATCATCTTGGTAATGAACCATTCTTATATATAGGTATAGATAATTATTCTTTAAATTACTAATTATTAAAAGTATTTAATTTAGATTATTCCTAAATAAAATCTATTTAGACATTTTTTATATTTTCATATATTATATGGATAGATCTGTGGAAGAACTTTGTAATCAACTTTGGGATTTAGAAGAATTAGCAGGAGTTCAACATTACCTACAAACACGAGAACAATTTGTTAAACAACACATCACAAAATCTGTTGATGAGATACAGCAAATGATTAGTAAGGTTGAAAAAGATGATATTGAAAATACCGCTACAATATGGA